GGCTGAGGACAGCCTTTGTATAGGCAGGCTTCTGCTTTGACGCTGCAGCCTCTTCAGCGACCCAGGATGCGTCGGCGCCACCGGTCACGATGGCGACGTTGCCCTGGAGGCCGTTGATGTAGCGGACACCGAGCCTCTCGCCCAGCATAGCGCCACGGAGTTTGCCCTCATAGGAAAGAGCAGTCTCCTCGACGAACGCCTTGCCGTAGTTGGTCTCGGAGGCATTGGTGTAGTCGTAGCTACGGAGGAAGGATGAAGGGAGGAAGACGCCCTCGGCGCTGCCCTTGATGCAGTCCTGGAATTCGCGCTTTCCTTCCTGGGCCATCTCGGCCTCGATGCCGTCCATAGTGGCACCGGGCATAGCCTGGCGGATGAACTTTGAGATGCTGAAGCGCTTGAGCTCCTCAGCTTCCTTGGGGGTGAGGACGCGCTGGTTGGCGAGGGCCCTGCGGGCGGCCTCATCTATCTGCGCCTCCTGAAGCTCGCGGGTGAGAGCTTCGATTCCACTTGCCAGAGTTTTGCGCTGCTCGGCGTCCTGGCAGGCATCGAGCTCGGCCAATTTGCCGTTGAGCTCGGTAGAAATCTCAGTAGATTTTCTCATTGTGTTAAACATTTTTTGCCAAAAGGGCGCGAGCCCTGGCGGTTATTGAAATAGTATTGTCAATGTCCTCTTCAGCGGGATCAGGGGCCGGAGCTTCGGAGGGCTTGATTTCGCGTTCCTCGAATTCCCAATTCTTACGCTCTTCCTCGATGGAGCGCATAAGGGCGTTGGGATTGGACGGGATGTTAACCACGGACACCTCGAGAAGTTCCTGTCCGTTGTAGTAGTAGACGTTGGGGTCTTCGCCGCGTTCCTCGTCGCCCATATGGCCCTTGGCCGTCGGCTTGAAGCCGACCGATACGGCGTGGAGGGATCCGAATATGAGCTTGCGGAAAATCTTGTCTGCCTTCTCATTCAAGTCGGCGGGCTCGAAGGTGATGCGCACGATCAGCTGGTCGTTCTCGACGAAAGCCTCGCCCTTGCCGATCACGTCGTCAGGATCTGCGGCCTTGGTCCACGAATCACCGTAGACGTCGTGCATATATCCGACGATGCCGTTCCTCTTGTAGCGGGAAAGGTCCCATTTGTCGACCGGCAGAATGGTGCCGTAGCTGTCGACGCTGTTGTCGCTGGCTACGAACTCCACCGTCCTCAGCTCCTGGTCTATGGTCCTGAGCTCACGCGCTTCAAAACAGCGCCTGATGATTTTGGTCTCTTCCATAGCTTACGATTCTGCGGGAGTTGGATTTTCAGCGTCGGTCGCGGCCTCGATGGCCGGGCCATACTGGTAGCTACCGTTATACTTGACGTAGAGCTTGATGTCATACGTCGTATCGGCATCGAGAGAGGTGAGGGTGGTGTCGATGGACTTGCTCGTACTGGCCTTGTGCGACCAGCTGGAAGCGTCGTGCTTTTTGTAAGCGACCCCCCACGTAGCATTCCCCTTGTACCACTGCACCTGGCCGGTAACGGCAATGCTTGAAGTGGTGACAGCTCCCTTCACGGGAGCTCCGATGACCGCTTTGTTGTTGCGGAAAAGAGTCATTATTACGCTCATTGTTCCTCGTTTTTATTGTTTTCGTCGTCGCCGACAGTTGCATAGTTCAGTGGAATTCTCGGCTTGTCGAGGCCGGGCAGGAGTTTCATACCCTCGAACTCACGTGCTTCGTTAGGCGTGAGCCAGCCGGTGTTGATGCCCTTCTCGTAGAACACAGCGCGTGCTGAAGCGTCACCCCGCATAAGGCCGTTCAGGTCGAACTTGACGTGAAACTTTCCGCGCTCAGCATCGGTAAAGAGTTTCAACTCCAGCTGCTTCTCCAGTCGCTTGCATATCGGGCGGAGAGAGTATTCACCGAAGAAGATGTTCTGCTGCTCAATGTTGCTGAAGGTGGCGTGGGAGAGCTCCGCCAGCATATGCGGCGGGATGGAAAACATCCGGGCGATGTCGTCGATGGAGAATGTCTTCGCCTGCAGCAGCTGGGATGCCTCCGGCGAGATGCTGACGGCCTTGTATTTGAAGCCGTACTCCAGCAGAGGCGTGGCGCCGTTGGTCGCTGACGACTGGTAGTGCGCCATGAACTTTTCGTAGTCTTCGTCGCCCAGGGCCTGGTCAGTCTCCAGCGTGCCCTTTATCGCGCCGCCGGTGCGGAAGAAATCGGACGTGTATTTCTGGGCGGCGATGCCCTCGCCAATCGCGGCGGCATTGTAGGTGATGGGATCCACGCCGACGATGCCGTTCAGGGTGAACAGCATAAAGTGCAGCATCTCATGGTCCAGGTAGGTGCCGTTCAGAAATGCGAAATCGGGGTCGGTAGCCCGCACCACATAAGCTTTCTCGCCATTTACCAGGACGACCTTCACCCAATCCGGAAACACGGGGTCAATCGCCACCAGGCGCCCGTTCTCATACCGAAGAATGCCGAAAGCATTGCCGCGTCCCAGGAGCCAGCCTATGATGGTGAACCAGAACGTGAAGACGTCCATATAACCGTTCGGCCGGTCATAGATCAGAGTGTGGGCCGGATGGTCGGCGGGCTCAAAGCCGCCGTCCTCCTTCTCCATCATCACTGATTTAGGGAGGCTGGCAATGTTCTCGGAAATGATCTTGATGGCTGCAAAAACTGCAGTAAATCGTAGGGCCGTGTCGGAATTCACCGTGACACCGGCGTCAATTCCGTTGCTGTATATGCCCATATAACTGGCCAGACTGGTTCCGCCGACGGGTCCAATCAGCCAGCTACGCAGGGCCGCCTTGAGGCCCTTCTTTTTGCGTTGCTTTTCCATCGGGCACAATAGTAATACATTCGATTACCATTGTACCGGACAAATGTCCGTTCTTGAATATCATATTCGGAGAATATGAATATCATTTTGAAGATGCCCGGTCGCGGCGCTTCCGGAAGGCGTCAAAGGAGGGATATTTGTATTCGTGAAATACGGAATGATACTCTTCGTTTAGGATGTCGAACACCGCCTCCTGGGAGACCGACGAATCCGCGCTGCGCATCTCGTGCAGCCTTCGCCAGAATTCCCTGATGAAGCCGGTATCAGTCACAAGGCGGTGGGCGGGCATCATAGCATAATGGTTCTAAGTGTATGCGTGTGATATGCCTGCTTGGCGCTGTCGGCAACTTTCGTCAGATAGCCGCCGATGGCGTCTACCGTTGCCACCACCCCGTCTATCTTGTTCCGGCTTCGGGCCTTGTCCAGCTTTATATTGGCATTCGGGTCGCGGTAGATAACCACGTTCCGAAACATCCACCTGATGACGGGATTGCCAAGGAAATTGAGCTCGTGCCTGGAGACCCGGGCCTCCAGGTCCTTCGTGGGCACGGACATATAACGGATGCTCTGGGTGTACTCCAGCAGCTTCGGTTCGTATTTGCCAAATCGATGCTTTAGGTCCCACATTCCCCAAGGGTCGTAGGCAATGCACCTGATGTCATATTTCCCCAGCTCATTGAAGAGCTGCGACATATACCATTCCTCATCGAGCACCTTGCCGGGGGCGACCGTCACCCAGCCCTGCTGCTGCCATAGCCGATAATCGACCAGGTCGCTCTCGGCGTTTCTGTCGGTGATCTTCGCCTCCGGCACCGTCACCATCAGCTTCACGACATTGAACTTCGGGAAGAAAAATGCCGTGGCCGTGAGGTCGGTCTTCGACGCAAGGTCAATGCCGACATAGCACTCAGCGCCGGTGAGCTGCGCCTCGTCGAATGACGCATTGTTCGCGGCGACGTCCTCGTCTGAGAGCCATACCTCCGGAGCATCCACCCACATATTGAGGTTTTTCGTCTGGAAGGCGGCGAGGGTGCTGCCGCCCTTATCCCTCGCCTCCTGGCATTCGTCCTCCATATACTTTCGGCTGAGTGATATGCCGTAGTTGGGATTGACTTTCGCCCAGGTGGACGGGCTCTGCCAGTCATCTCCGTCGTCGGGTTCATACAGCATTATGAAATGATTGTCCTTCTGCTTAATGCCGAGCATCACCTGACGCAGAAATTCAAGGTCGGCGAAATACGGGTAGGTAGTATCGGTGCCGGCTGTCGAGATGGAGAAGATGAGCGGCTGGGACCGGGCGCCGACGCCGGTCTTCAGCACCTCATAGATCTCGTTCGTCTTCCAAGCGTGACGCTCGTCGCAGATGCCGCAGTGGATGTTCAGACCGTCCTTGTTCTTGGTGTCCTTGGAGAGCGGCTTGTACTGGCTGGCCGTGTCTTCAACAATGATGCTGCCCTTCTTGAATATCTGCACCATCTCAGCGAGGTCGGAATTCTGGATAAGCTGCACCGAGGCGTTGAAGCAGATCTTGGCCTGCTCCTTGTCCACTGCCGCGGCATACACTTCAGCCGCCGGCTCGCCGTCCATTAGCAGGCAGAAGAGCGCAATCACGGCGGCGAAGGTGGTCTTACCATTCTTCCTGGGCACATATACGTCCGCGTAAGTGTAGCGCCGGCGCTTGGTGGCCTTGTATTTCCAGCCGAAAATATTGGCCGCGATGAACAGCTGCCACGGCTCCCAGGTGATGGGGGTGCCGGCCTTCTCGCCCTTGAAATGCTTGAGCAGCCGTGAGAATTTTACGAAGGTGTTAAAGTCCCGGACGTCAAAATACAGGTCGTCCCGTTCCCAGTCAGTGAACCAACGCTCCACGGCCAGCCGGACCATCTTGCAGGCCGGCAGGCTGCCGTCGCGGATGGACGCAGCGTATTGATGCACTATTTGGATCGGGGCGGGCATTGCTATTGGTCTTCAGGTGATTCTTGCTCTTCGTCGGAAAGCAGCAGCGCCACCACGCCCTTAAGTCGGGAGCCCTTGTCCTCCCCCTCCGAAATCTTTATCCGCTGGCGGTCCACGGGCGAGAATCCAAAATT